GCGATATTTGGATTTGTGGATATCGAGGGCAATAGAAAGTATAAGCGAGTATTTCTAATCATAGGCCGTAAGAATGGTAAGTCAGCAATCGCTTCAGCAATCGGACTCTACATGATGATTGCCGATCAGGAAAACGGTCCTCAGATTTTAGCAACGGCTGCTAAGAAAGATCAAGCGAAAATCATTTGGCAAGAAGCGAAATTGATGGTTAAAAAATCACCAACGCTCAGAAAAATGATTAAAACCAGAGTAGGAGATATGATTGCCGAGTTTAATGACGCTGAGTTTAATCCTTTGGCTAGTGATTCAGAGAGATTGGACGGTTTGAACGCTCACTGCTCATTGATGGATGAAATTCATTCGTGGAAAGGCCGTGGAGGACGTCCGTTGTATGACGTAGTTGTTGATAGTATGTCGTCTCGTGAGCAACCCTTAATTTTGATCACTACAACTTCTGGCACAACTCGTGAAGATATTTTTGATGAACTTCGTGAGGAGATGGGAGATATCATTGATGGCTGGGATAATCCTGAAGGCTATCAAGATGATCGCACAATTCCGTTCATGTATGAATTAGACGATCCAGAGGAATGGCGAGACGAAGAAATGTGGGTCAAAGCTAATCCAGGAATCGGCGTTATAAAGAAGTTGCAAAAATTAAAGGAAAAAGTTGACCTTGCGAAACAAAATCCTCGTATGGTGCGTAACATGCTTTGTAAAGAGTTCAATATTAATGAATCCGATACAGACGCATGGTTAAGCTTCAACGATTTCAACAATGAATCAACCTTCAATGTGCTTGAACTCAAGCCAAGGTATTTTATTGGCGGTATTGACTTGTCAGCAACCACTGACTTAACTTGTGCGACTGCAATATTTGGCATCAAGGACGAGCCTAACAAGCTTTATGTCATGCAACAGTACTTTATGCCAAGTGACTTGTTCGAAGAGCGTATGAAGGACGATAAGGTGCCATACGATAAGTGGAAAGACCAAGGAATTATCACTCTTTCCGGTGACAGTAAAGTGGATTACAAGGATATAACAAAGTGGTTCTTGAAAATGCAGATGGAATACGATATTTATCCATTCAAAATTGGGTATGATGCTTGGAGTTCGGGGTATCTGATCGATGAATTGAAGAATGCGTTTGGACCTTCTGTTCCTGAAGCTGTTTATCAAGGATTCAAATCTCTCTCTGCTCCTATGAAAGCATTGGGCGCTGATTTAATGAGTGACAATATCAATTACAACAATAACGGGTTATTGAAATGGTGTATCTCTAACACGCGTATAAAAACGGACGAGAACGCCAATATAAAACCTGTTAAGGGCAACAACCCTAGAAAGCGTATTGATGGTTTGGCAAGTCTTTTGGATGCTTATGCAACCTATGAGCGCTATATGGAAGAATACCTTGGATTGATTTAGAAAGGGGTGAGAAATTGAAATTATTTAATCGGAAAGTAAACGAAACTCCGAAAACTGTAACGAAGTTTCAAATGATTGACGAACCTAGTTCTGGATTTGTTGGATTTAGTGGGAATGTTTATGAAGCCGACATTGTGCGAAGCGCTGTACGACCACTTGCAAACGCAGTTGGTAAGACGGTGCCTAAACATAGGTTTGGTGACAAGATTAATCCTAACATTGCTGTATCGATGGTGCTTCAGGAACCCAACGCCATAATGAGCATGCAAATGCTGCTTGAAAAAACGATTTGGCAGTATCGGGTAAATGGGAATGCCTTTATTTATGTGGAAAAAGATGATAACGGAAAGCCCGTTGCGCTTTATCCAATCGTTTCTCACTCTCTGGAGTTATTAATTAGCCCTAGTGGCGAGTATTTCATTAAGTTCGTTCTGCGTGATGGCAAATCCTATACCTTTAGATATCGGGACCTCATTCACATTAGGAATGACTTTACTTCAAACGAAATATTAGGTGATAGCCTAGCACCGTCTCTCTTACCATTGCTTGAAGTGGTCCAAACAACCGACCAAGGGATCATAGCAGCGATTCGAAACTCAAACGTTGTTAAATGGCTGCTTAAATTCAATCAAACATTGCGACCTGAAGATATCAAAGAAAATACGAAGCAGTTTGTTGAAGATTTTCTTCGGACAGATTCAGAAGGTATTGGAGCCGCTGGTGTCGATTCTAAGGCTGATGCAGTTCAGGTGCAACCTTATTCCTATGTTCCTGAAAAAGAACAGTCAGCCGCAACGAGACAGCGTATTTTAGACCTTTTCAACTCCAATGATTCAATCATTCAATCGAATTTCACTGAGAACCAGTGGATTGCCTATTATGAAACTCAAATCGAGCCAGTGTTGATCCAATTATCAGATGGATTTACAAAGGCTTTTTTTAGTAGGCGAGAAAGAGCATTGGGTAATTCAATTATGTTTGAATCCAACAATCTTCAATTTGCAAGTATGCAAACGAAGTTACAAATGGTTGGCTGGCTAGATCGTGGTGTGATGACTGTGAATGAATACAGAACGATTGCATTGGGATTAGAGCCTGTCGAAGGCGGAGATATGCGCTTACTTCGAAAAGACACTGACAGAATTGGGCAAAACAATATAAGAGAGGGGGGTGCAAATGAAGAAGATTCAGCTTAAAGGCGATGTCGTTTCCGACAATGTGGGTAAATTGTTCGATTGGTTTGACCTAGATTCAATTTATCCAGGGAACGTCAAACGAGCATTAGAAGACGCCGGAAGTGAAGATGTGGAAATTACATTGACCACAAATGGCGGTTCTGTATTTGCTGGGCAAGAGATTTACGACATTATTAAAAACCACGAAGGCAAAACGACTGTTAAGTTAAGTGGTTTGGTAGCCAGTATCGGTACATTGATTACATGCGCATTTGATGAAGTGCTTGTAAGTCCTGTATCTACGTTTATGATCCACAATCCAACACTAGCTGATGTTAGTGGTGAGAAAAAGGATATGGAAAAAGCGGCTCAACTATTAACGACCGTTGAAAATTCTTTGCTAGATGCTTATGTAGCAAAAACAGGACTAGACAAAGAAGGCTTGGCAGATTTAATGGCCAAAGAAACATTCATGACCGCACAAGAAGTAATTGATTATGGATTTGCTGATGGAATGGTTGAAGATTCAGAAAGCGAGTTACTTTTAGTAGCTGGTTTCGAGAGTTTAGCCAATTCGTCATTTATCAAAAAACTACAAAATATGAAGGACAAAGAAGAACGTGATTTGGCAGAAGCTAAGTTGCGTTTTTTGCGTTTCAAGGAGGATAAAAAATGAATTTCGAAGAAATCCAAAAATTATTAGAAGAAGGCAAGACAGCAGAAGCAAACGCAGCATTGGATCAACTTATGAAAGACAATCCAGAAGCTAAAGCAATCTTTGAAGAACCAAAAACAGCGAAAGTCGAAGACAAGGCGCTGGAAAATAAAAAACCAGACGAGGTGGCAAATTTGAAAAAAGTTGAAGAAGTAAAAGATGTAGCAAAACCAAAATATGAAGATGTATTTGCGAAGATTTTAATGGGTCGTGAACTTGATCCACAAGATAAAGTTGCTTACGAAAAAGTAAACAACGCTGCATATACTCACCAAGTAGCAAACCAACCTATTTTGATTCCAGAAACAACTATGGCTGGGATTTTAGGACTAATCGAAGAACAACATCCATTTTATGGAGCGATTCGTAAACTTAACGTGCGTGGCAATCTAACGATCAAACAACATACTTCAGTGGATGCGGGCGATGCAGCATTTGTCGATGAAGGAACTCCAGCAGAAGACGAGAAAAACACGTTTGCTGAGATCAATTTAACAGGATTTGAAGTAGCTAAATTAGTACGAGTGTCATTCAAACTGGAAGCAATGTCGATTGAAGAATTCATTCCGTATATTCAAGCTGAAATCGCTGATCGTGTAGGGCGGACATTAGGGAAAGCTATTTTCACTGGTACTGGTGTAAAACAACCCAAAGGTGTGCTAACAGTTCTTGCTGAACAAGCGGGTACTCCACAAGTTGTTTCAACAACTGCAATTAAATATTCGGACCTAACGGCTTTGCGCTCTAAGATCGCTTCTCAGTTTGCACCAGGAGCAAAATTCTATGCAAGCTCAACGACAATCTGGAGCCATTTAGCAAATGTTATGGACGGAGCGAATGGTACCGGAACCCCAATTTTCATCCGTGAACTTGTTGACGGCGGAGTTGGTACTATCTTTGGTATTCCTGTTGTAGAAGATGACGGTGTTCCTGAAGGTGAAATTGTATTAGGCAACCCAGCTGCAGGTGTAGTTCAAAATACGAACGAACCATTCTCTATTCAAACTGAGCGCAGTGTAGTAGCTCGTGAAACTCGCTATCAAGGGTACACAGTGCTTGATTGGGCTGTGACATACACTCAAGCTTTTGCTCATTTGAAAGTTGCAGCAGGTGGAGCGGGGGAGTAATTTCCCCTACTTCGTTAGGGGTAGCCGACTTAGAAAAGCCGACTAGTGACAATACTGTTGTGGAAATCAAAGCCTATTTAGATAGAGCTGGTATTTCTTACAAATCCAATGCTACTAAATCAGAATTATTGGAATTGGTAGGTGAATAGATTGGAAAGTAATTTGTTAGATAACCTAAAAAAGCATATCCGATTAGAGGAGGGCATGGATGATTCTATGCTCTCTTTTTATGCTGAAGCAGCGAAACGATATGTAAAAAAGAAAATTGGCTATGAGCAAGAGTATTTGGAAATTATGGTTACTACGATCATGTTTGAACACCGACTTTCATCTGACGATCTCAAAGAAGCGTTGATGGCCTTGGAACCTATTTTCGCTTTGGAGGTGCTGACTGATGAGCCTACTTAATGATTTACAGTGGATTGCCGAGTTACAAAAGATTGAAGAACTCGTAGATGACAATGACAGACCTGTCGAGGTTAGAACGAAAGTTCGTGATTTGTACTATATAGAGATCGGAATAACTGCAGAAGAAAAATACCTGTCACAGCAAGCCAAGACGGACGTTGTAAGACGCATTAAATGCCGTTGGGATAAATCTATCACAGAGAAAACAAACGGCGTTAAAATCGACGGTGTTGCGTATAACATAGC